AAAACTGTCCTGCTGAATGTTGTGACATTATCATGCTTCAGGAGATTCTCCATGAGGCAATGAATAATGTTCCATTCTATGAAAGTGCTGTATATGAAAAGATTCAACAAGTTCATTTTGCACCTATTAACAAGGATGGTGATATTGACGAGTGGACATTTGGTGAGAACTTTGTAATCTCTAAAGACACTCATCCTGAACTTTACAATCAAATGGAGAAGGATTATGATCACATCACTGAACGTATGCGAACTCTAGTTAATTCTGGTCAGTATATTAGTGCCAGTGCTGTGAATCAAGGCAAGAAAGTTAAAATTCTAGAGATTCGTCCTAAAGGTAAAGGTGGTGGTGCAAGCAGAAACACTTGGAATGGTGTTGTTATTACAAAACCAGACGCACAATCTGCTTATTCCTATTACTTCAAACAATCTGGAGTTAAGCACATTTTTAAGAACAAATGATTACTTGACAACTAATTAAAAACCTGCTACACTAAATACATCGACAGAATACTCAACCATTACCGAGTTCTGTCACTCCCAACCTTTATTCGGAGTTACTATCATGGCAACTATTTCATTTACAAAACAAAAAACTTGGCAAGAGAGGCTAATTGACCAAGTTGTTAATACAGAAGAAAAATCTTTCAAGATTAAATTGAAGATTTTTGGAGAACTTCTCACTCGCAAGGGAAATCGTTGGGTAAAGAGCACTGACCCAGTTACGATGCAAAGAGATTCTTCAAAGAGAGCAAAAACAGATGTTGTTGATGCTTACTACTTCAAAAAAAATCCAAACACAGATCGATGTCGTGGGTATGATCGTGTAGCAGCAAACATGGGAAACACTCTCATAGTTACTACTAAAGACATCGTTGATACTTTTGGTGTAAAAATTCCTGCTTTTAGTATTCTTCAACTTAACGGAAATACTAATCTTGTTGCTCAGTGCCAACTTCTCAATGGTGATATTCCTATTCCTAATGACTATCAACTGAGTGACTTCACTGCATCAAAAGATGAAGAATTGGATTTTGATGTGATGGTTATCAGTAACCAAGCAGATTACAATTTTTACTATAAAATTGTTGATAATACTGTTAGTGCTAAATCAAAAGATGACAACTATTCTTCTTGTTTAGTTGGTCATAAACTTCTCAATTATGAAACTGGAGAAACAGATCTAATTACTTGGGTAACAAGAGCAATGGATCGACCTCTTTCATATTTGAATCTTTGTGCTGTTCCCAAAGATATTCCTGAGATGAATAAAATCTTTTCAGAATATAAGGAAGTAATTGTTAATGTAAGAGAAAAAACATCACCCATTATTGATAATGGTGGCAGCAATCAATCTGTCTGGAAAGCATTTTGTTTAGACCTTTCTAAACTTGAACTTTCTGGAAAACTTTCTCCTCTTCAACTTTCTTCACTCCTTGATAATCTAGGAAAAGAAATTACTCAAGCATCTGACAAAAATGTTGAAGAATATTGGAACAATAAATTCTTTGGCATTAAGAAGAAACGAGGTTTGTCAATCATTGACACTAAATTTGGAAATTTTAATAAATTTGTTTGTTCTCCAAAGTCTTCATGGACTCAACTAAGTTTTACTATTGAAGACTGGATTCTTTGGGAATTGTTTAGTGTAACTCGTGATGATATTCGGGATGCACAAGATCATCGTCTTTATGGTCATGGCGGTGGTGACATTCTTGGTGGAAAAGATAGAACTGACGTTGCACATCAATCACTCAACTTTTTGAGAACATTGTTGTTGTATGCTAATCACATTAACTTCAAAAGTCGTTTTACTGCTATTAAAGCATTTGAGTGGGCAGAAGAAAATATCTGCACTAAGTTTGCTGCGGTTGACCAAGTTGATCGTCTTGACATTCTTGCGGACAAGAAAGTAAAATTAGCATTAAAGTCTCACATTTATGCGTAAACCTTTCTTGAAATGGGCAGGCAATAAGTTCAGAGTCCTGCCTGAATTGCTTCCCCTCATTGGTACTCCCAGACGATATATTGAACCATTCAGTGGCAGCACAGCTGTCGCATTGAATGTTAATGCTGAGGAGTATGTCTTGAATGACATCAACAAAGACCTCATCAATCTTTATAGGTATCTGACGAATCCTAATGATGATAGTTTTCTGAAGTATTGTGATGAGTTGTTTTGTCCTGAAAATAATGACAAGGAAGAATACTTGGCGTTTCGCAAGTTGTTTAATAATAGCACAGACACTTTAGAGCGTTCGCGTTTATTTGTGTATCTTAATCGCCATTGCTTCAATGGTCTAACACGGTACAATTCTAAGGGAGGTTTCAATGTCCCCTTTGGAAAGATGAAGAATCCAAAATGTCCTGTGAATGAAATGATGGCGTTCAGGATGTACTATCTTCAGAAGAATCATCGTTTTGTGTCAACATCGTTTGAAGATTCTGCACTCTATGAAAACATTGGGTCTGGTGATGTGGTTTATTTTGATCCTCCATATGTTCCTGCATCAGATACTGCTAGTTTCACTGATTATGCAAAGGAAGGTTTTACTTATGACCAACAAGTTCAGTTGGCAGAGTTAGCAGAATCCTTGTCTAATCGTGGTGCTAAAGTTATTATTAGTAACCATGATGTTCCCACTACTAGAGAACTCTATAAAAATGCAGAAATTTATTCGTTGGAGGTGACTCGTAGCATCTCTGCCAAGGGTAGCAGCAGAAAAAAAGCAAAAGAACTCATCGCAGTTTATTAACTGTAGCTTGTAAAGTGTCCTAGTAATGTGAGGGACACATCCCCACAAATCAATTATCAAAAACAGATGAACGAAAAAATCACACAGGTTAAGACTTTCGTGAATGAGAATGTTTCTTCTGAACTTCTCAAAAACATTGGAATCTCGACTGCTATTCTGTTTGTCGTGATTGTTTCGCAACTTATTCTTCATGAAGTTGTGATGGTTGTTGATAGTATTCCAGTTTTCAATGGTATTATGGAAATCATTGGATTGGTTGCTTTCATTAACTTTACCCGCAATAATCTCATCACTGCTGAACAGCGTAGCGCACTGGTTGAGAAAATTCAGAACACCTTCAACGAAGTTGTTGCCTGAAAAGTTTTCTTATGAAATACACTAAAGAACAACTTGTAGACGCATTGTGTGCGGAATGGGATTGGTTATGTCATGATGATTTTGATCCTGAAACTGATCCTAGTCCAGAAGAGTTTCGTGAATCAATGGAGAAACTGACGGCAGAACAATTGATTGAAGAAACATGGACCGACGAAGAATTTACACTTGATGAATACATGGAACGATATGGGTAATTGTAACTGTAGCTTGTAAACTGTCCCAATAGTATGAAGAACACTCACATCGAACACCCCGAAGATTCTATCCTGACTGGTGATCTTTCCGTCTTGGATTGGTTTAGTGAATCTGATAGTATCATCTCAACCAAGATGGATGGTGCTCCTGCTATTGTTTGGGGCACTAATCCTGCCAATGGTAAATTCTTCGTTGGCACTAAATCTGTGTTCAACAAAGTAAAAATCAAGATCAATCATTCTCATGAAGAAATTGACCAAAACCATGAGGGTAAAGTTGCGCGTATTTTGCACGCTGCTTTTGATTGCCTTCCTCGTACAGCTTCTATCATTCAAGGTGATTTTCTGGGGTTTGGTGGTAGTGATACTTATCGCCCCAACACGATTACTTACATCTTTCCTGAAATAATTGCTCAGGATATTATTGTTGCACCCCACACAATCTACAAGGCAAAGAGTAATCTTCGCAATGCGATTGCATCTCCTTTGACTAGCAAACTCATCAGCACTTCTGAATGTTTGTTTGTGCAACCTGATGTTAGCATTGATCCTTACCGTGAGGATTTGGCAGATGTTTGTAAGTTTGCCAAGCAAATGTCTACTCTATGTGAGTTTGTAACTCCTGCCAAAGCAACAAAAATCAAAAAAGCAATAAACACCTGCATTCGTGAAGATGTTCCCATCCTTGAAGATTTGATTGCAGAAAAATGTGATTGTGATGTCAACCTGATTCGATTGTGGAAGTTGGTATCATCAATCAAGGATGATTTGTTCTGCTTTATCTCTGAAGATGATGACATTGTGTGTCAGATTGGTGATGAGCAATCGTTGCATGAAGGTTATGTTATCACAAACAAGTTTGGTATGTTCAAAGTTGTTGACCGCGAAGAGTTTTCCCGTGCCAATTTTATCATGGAAAAAACCTGGTAATGCTTACTGTAGCTTGTAAAGTGTCCCAGTAGTATGAACGCAATTTACGCAAACTCCACTCACACTCAAAACATTATGACCTTTTGTGCTCCTGAACTTAAAGCAACTTATCTCACTGAATGTTTGATTGAAGTGCTGAATAATCAGTGGAAAGTTAATGCGATTGAGTCTAATCGTGTTACCTATACTCAACTTGAGATGGAGATTGGTCGCAAATATATCAAAGTTTGGTCTTATCTTGTTGGTGATGAGGGAAGAATCAGAGGACGAAGCTGCTGGATGTTCGTTGATAAGAACTCTGGTGAATGTTACAAACCTGCATCATACAAAGCACCTGCAAAAGGTGTCCGCTATCTTATCACACAGTTAGCAGATAATCCCCATATTTGTGATGCTTACGGTTCCTTTCTTTATCTTTGATTATGATTCAATCAAAAGCACAAATGCTCAAAGTAATTGCAGATGTGTCACAACTTTATACTCTCACCCGTGAGGAAAAGTTTCAAGTCTTCGTTAATGTGTGTGATAACATGTTAGCAGAGGGAAAGATTACACCTGCAAATCACAAACGTTGGACTAACATTTTTTAATTATGAACATTGACGACCAATTAATTTCTATCATCGACCGACTAACAAATGCCGTGAATGTTTGTTATTCTGTTCAAAATGCAAGTTATGAAGAAAGGGAGAAGAATTATGAACTTCAGTATCCCTTTGCTGCTGGTTATTCTCGCAGTGCGATGAATGATGCAATCGACAGTTTGAGTGACATTGTATCACAAATTAGAAAGGGTGACTAACTGTAGCTTGTAAAGTGTCCCAGTAGTATGAGAAACACTTACGACGAAATCCGTGCCGCTGCTATCCTAAAGCAGATCAAAGGTTACAAGGTTGAAGACAACAATGGCAGCCAATATAGCGTTGCTGATGTTAAGTGCTTCAACGGTGAAGTTTCATTCATCGGACTAAAAAATTCTGGTGGTGATGTTAAGTATGCCACACTTAATTGCTATATGGAGATGGCATCAGTGGCATGAGTTATGCTCACTGTAGCTTGTAAAGTGTCCTAGTAGTAAGTTCAATCGCTTTTTTTCTAAATGCAACTCACTTCCAAAGATGGCAACATGGTTGTTGACTTCTACCCCGTCAAGTTCTACGATGGAACTATCAACGAGTCCCGCATGATTAAGATTCTTACTTTCATGGGTTCGACTCAATCTAAGTCTCTCATTAGTAAGAAAGACTTTCAGCGTGAGGTAGATTCTCGCGTCGAAGGTTATGGTTACAATGTAACTGGTTTCAATGAGATTCCCCAGTTACAAGGTGCTCTCGGAATGGCGTGCTGAATGTCACTAATCAAATCCTATCTTCACACCAAAATGACTGACAACATTATCGATCGTGATGCACTCCAAGATGCTATGATTCAGCAAATCTTGGATGACATGGACATCAAAACAATGATGGCAATTCTTTATGACAACATGAGTGAGAGTTATGATAAGTATTCGGTTGAAGAATTGATTGCAGAAGTAGAAGAATACTATCCAGATTTGTTAGAGGAAAGTAGCATTAGTGAGTTAGAAGCTTCTGCACCAGATTATGGAGTTGGCAAATGATCACATCATTTTGTAATGGTAATTCCTGGTCAAAGTTTGATGCTTACTATGAAACAGATTGTGAGCACGATGATTACATGACTGCGGAAGATTATGACCGAAAAGAATACTATCGTAACGGATGGGATGCTGAAAAATGTGATTCTCAACGATGGTAATCCTAACTGTAGCTTGTAAAGTGTCCCAGTAGTATGAGAAACACTTACGACGAAATCCTGAAGATCTGGAACAACGAAACCCCTGATGATTTTGCTATCTTCAGTGAGTTTTACTATCAAATGTTTGGTGAGGATTTTACCATTCCTTATGAAACTGATTCCACTCAATCCTGCTTTTTTCCTTACAACTGACTAACTGAAATTATGATGAAAAACTATCGAGTTCAAGTTGAAACTAATGACGGTTGCGTCACTACTTGGTATGAGAAATCCAAAGCAAAGAGTGCTCATACTCTTATCAATAATCGGGTCTACAATCAACTTTGTGGACTGAACATTAAAGAAGTTTCTGTTACTCTCTCTGTCTGAATCATGAACTACACACTAAGAACTTACAGAGGTAGAGTAACTGTAGCCTCTAAAGTGTCTCAGTTGTATGAACAACACTATGAACAACAAAATGACATTCCGTTATGCACTTTCTGTCCTTGAAGAAAAATATGATGCCACTTATCGTGGTGCTAAAACTGTTAGTGAGATGTGTTCATCTTTGACTGATTGGATGTCATGGGAGGGCGAATCTCCTGATGCAATCTATCATCAATTCGAGACTAAATCTGGTCCGAATACTATTGTCAAAGATGATCAAATCATCAAACTTGCTAACTCTTATTCCAAATGATTATCTATCAAGAATTGTCCAAAAACTGTGCCTATTCTATTGATAGTGAAGGCACACTATTCTATACTCCAATGTATCAAGATGGATCAATCAATTTAGAGGATTGGATTGAAGTTGAACCAGTTGATGAATTAGATGAAGAAGATGTCAACATTATTCATCGCAAATTGATTAAAATGTCCATGTCAATTGGAGAGTATTTTAAGAAACAATGAGAATCTTTTTAGTTGCCCTCTTTGTTATTCTTGGTGCTAATCTTGGCATTCAGTTGTTAGATTCTAACATGTCCGAGATTATCAACGAGCGCCGCGAAGTTCTGGAAAAGTATCAACAACTTAACTAATCACTACTGTAGCTTGTAAAGTGTCCTAGTAGTGTAAGCAATCAATCAACTCACAAAACATGCGTAAAATCGAACAACAAATGATTCAAGCAATCAAGTCTGAAACTAACTGGAAGTCTGGTAACACTTCTGTTCATTACTCTGAAGAATATGGTACTTCTACTGTCTATCTGCATGACAATCTGATTGCCATTGTTTCTGATAATGACATGGAAATCTTTGATGGTGGTTATCAATCAACCACTACAAAATCAAGACTCAATGCACTTTGCACTGAATTTTGTATTGATGGTGAAGGAGTCTTTCAGAAAGATTTCGCTTGGTATGTGAGAAAGTTTGTAGGTAAGATTAATGGACAAAGTATCTTCAAGACTGAAGATTTTGTTTCTGGTTATGTCTTTGCATAACACCTATTACATACACTTAGAGAGGGGTTTTTACCCCTCTTTTTTAATGTCTACTTTTAGAGGGTTTTTATCACAAATCACCCCTTTTTTGCCTGAATATATAAAGATTGTGCTTAAAAAGCCTTTTTTAATTAAAGCTGAAAGCTTTTGTTGTTATTGATAATCAATTGCAATAAGCAGTTAGATACACTTTAAGTCTTGATTTTATGTGTCTTAAATCCTCTGAAACCTGATAGATTATGTGTCTTTTAATGTGCTCAGGTCTTGTGATCTTAGCGTGCATAAGCTTACACGAGACTCAGAGAATTGTCAACCCCCCGCTGATAAGTTTCTCCGGGACTTGACATCAATACACTATAAGGATTGCTCATCAATCTCCGTGGTATTGTTGACATCAGTGCTGAGAAGCTTTATAATGACAGAGTAACTTACAGGAGGGGGAAGTAAGCACTACTGTAGCTGGTAAAATGTCTCAGTTATGTAAGCACAACTCACAACCACATGGATGACACCGTGTTTGATATGTTTCAGGAGATTGCTGATGCTCCTGGGGAAATCTATGACATCCCTGAGATGACTGATAGAAAATTTGATGTGGAAGATTACATCAACGGTGACACTGATTACTGATAGTTAAGGTGTCAAGTCCTGAGCAAGACTATAAACTACTCACCCACAGTTTACTTCACTTTTCTTCGTTATTATGTCCCGCGAAATGATGCTTGGTCTTCTGTCAGTTGCTAACACTGGTGATGACATTTTGGCAGTCCTCGATGTTATTGAGAGTGATGTGCAAAGTGACAATCAAGGTGATGCCGTGAGTTATGTTAGTGGGGAATCTGTGACCTTCTGAGTATCATCGTACTTTAGGGGTTACTAACTGTAGCCTCTAAAGTGTCCTAGTTATGTAAGCACAACTCAAACTTCTATGACCACCACTTTCCAGACTAATCTCACCGATACCACTTACAACGGTTGGACAAATTACGAGACCTGGAATGTTGCTCTCTGGATCGGTAATGATGAGGGTCTTTATCACTTAGCGCGTGAGGCAAAGGATTATCGTACCTTTGTTGATTGTCTTGAAGCATGTTCATTCAATCATGCAGCTACTCGTGACGGTGTTAAGTGGAATGACCCTAAAATCAATGTTATCGAGATGGATCAGATGTTCGACGAACTTTGATGCTAACTGCGGCAGGGGCAGAGCTTGACTTTGCCTCTGTAATTTGATAGAATGATGCGTGCGTGACCAGCAGTTATTTGCGGCGTTGATTTATATCGTCGCGGGCGGCGTGATAAAAACCCCTAACTACCCTAACCTACAGAGGTGACAAATCGACCTCTAAATATCACTCTCATAAAAAAAATCCCGGATATGAAAAAGCGCCCTTATTGGAATTTCTGGAAAGTTGTATTAGCAGGTTGGTGTATTCGATATCCAAAAACAATGTCCAAGGTGGTATTAGTACCTCTTGGATTTTTTATTGTTTTGATATATAATGCGATTATGAATTGAATAATTAGAAAAAAATTCCGGAGGTAAAATGAACCCCACAAAGGTTTATCACATATACACAAAGAATGAGTGTATATACAACAATTTAAGTGAAGATGAGTTTACTAAGAAGTGGACAGAACTGAATGCAATGGTAGGATTATTGCATACTGATTTTTCGCCCACTGATCTTTCTTATGAGGAATGTACAAGGTATTGGG